CATCTTCGGTTCTGCAACCGTCTTAGCCCGCTCAAGAGCCTGCTCTTGCAGCGTGGGAGCTGGTTGCCCCATATCAGCCTTAAACCTACTAAGGACGGAGTTCACATCATTTGACGAACCTTCTTGTATCCAAGTCTTCGTCTGAGAATCTGCTTCCTCTAACCAGTTCAACCAGTCTGCCGTATCAATAAGTTGATCGACATCAGGGTGTACCGCTCGGATTCGCTCAAAGTGCTCGGCTTGCGCCTGCTCCTGAATCTCTTGATACTTACTCTGTTCTTGCTCGGCTAAAGCATCCTTGGCTCTACCAACTTCATCCTGTGTTCTCTTCAACTCATCCAGCAATGGTCCAGCAAGATCGGGATAGTCCTCTCTTATCTGTGCCAGCTTGCTTTCATCTTTTGAAGATTCCACAAGTTGACTCTTCAACTCAGTAACGCTTTTGATCAGGTCGGCATTTTGCCGCTTCAAGTCAGCCGCTTCTTGAGTTGCTTTCGTCATTCTCGCCTGTGCGCCTTTCATCGCTTTCTCGGCTTTTTCTAAAGCCAACCTCAGTTCCGAGTCCTCGCTGCGTTCTGACTCTTCTACTGTGTCCTCATCCGCTTGAACTTCAGCCGTATCCGTGGGATCGGGGGCTTCTACTTGCAACGCTTCGGGTTCTTCTGGGGTATCCTCTGGAGGTTGATCTGCCTCTGGGGTCTCAGTCTTACCTTTAGTCATTTGTTCGTACAATTCTTTCGCTTCAGCTTCCAGTCGCGCTGGGTCATTTCTCTTTGACATTGTTATTTCCTTCGAGTCCCACAATGGGATATTCGTTAGTCTATTGCGGATGTCCTTTTAGGGGTCCGCGCTTTGTCTAGAACGGCTTTTGCCGCATCCTCAAGTTCAAGCATAAAACGCAGCTCTAGTAGCCTGCCTTGCTCGAACCTAAAATTTGTCTCGTCTGCTCTTTCTAATGCTGACTGGGCGCTGTCGAATCGGGCTTTAATTAAGTCCCGCAGGAGTTCCCATTCCGGCATTGCCTTGAGCCGCAGGATCGCCTGCGACTGCTGCCTGTTGCATTTGAGCTTGGAGTAACTGTTGTTGTTGCTGCTGTTCAAGAGCTAATTGCTCCTCAGTCTTAATAATTTCGTCGGGGTCAATATCCATGCTCTGGGCTATGTCACGCAGCAACTGAGTACGCTTGACTGCACCGTTGGGGTCTTCACCAACAAGAGATAGGAATTGAAGCAACCGCTGGCTCTGTACTTCTTTCTGTACAAGTGCAGTACTGCCACGAGCTACGATCCGTAGATCACCCTTGGACTTCTCGTTAGTCCCGAACTCCATATTGAAGTGGAACAGAGCCTCGATCATTGGCTCAATCAGGAAGTCATCAATGTTTTTGATTGTGCTTTTCAGTGCAATGTTTGCTGCACCCATCAGCATCGACATACCAGTCGCTGTTTTGTTAAGACCTTGAGTCTGCTCACCATGAGTGTACGAGGGCAGTGATGTGGTCTCGTCAGCAAATCGACGGAATATCTCTACAATCTGGTTCAGTCCATTAGCGTTCGCTACCGGCTGATACCATCTGACAGCAGGCATAGAACCGTCTCCACCCTCTCGGAGAAATACTCGCCAAGGGTGGATGTCTGTCGGGTCTTCTCCTGCTGCAAGCAAGTCGGTGTTTACCTCAACCATCGGACCTGACGACAAAGCCATGTTGTCTAGCCAGATACGCGTTGCGGTATTCATAGTTCCCTGAGAGTCACGCATCATGCGAGGCACGCCTGTACCCCAGAACTGGTGCGGGCTGCGCTCATACGGGAAGATGTGATAAGGAATCTTGTACCCGTTTATAGGGTTCAACATAACCTTCAGTACCTTGCCGTCGCAGATCCATACACATGCTGAGTAATCATCAGAAAGATCTGAGCCTTCTTCTAACTCTATGCCGTGCTCTTCAAGGTCGTATCCGTCAACGGTGCCCCAATACTCCATAACAACGAAGCGATTGGACTCAGAGTTCTCGTGGATACCCGCGATTCGTCGTCGGGTTGTCTCGTGATCTTCTTCAGTATGGTTGCCGTTACGGTGAATCTTAAGAAGATACTTAACCATATCGGAGTCAAACTGTGGTAAATCAGCCAGATCGCGCATCTGTCGTCTTGTTAGGACGTGACGACGGAATAAACCATCGCAATCATCCAGTGTTGTACAGTATGGGTCGGGGTATAGATCGAAAATACTAACGCTTTCTACGTCAGGCGCCACAGTTTCTACAACGCTCAAGCCAAAGTTCTGCTCACCAGTCTCTGGGTTCAACATTTTAGAGTAGCTTTGCTTCTTATCTATACGCACAGTGCCCGCTTTAACGGCACCTGAGCCAAAGATGCAGGCTTCTAGGAATGCTTCCTTCAGCTTCATCTCTGCATTTGTTTCTATTAACTGGTCTTTAATGTCTACAGTCATAGACTCAGCAGCGTTCCTGGCTATTTCTTTCTCTAGCTCTAAGAACTCTCCCTCTAGCTCCTCCATCCTTGCGGCTACCAAGTCCTGATTCATCATCGGGTCTTGTCCGCTCGCCATCATGATCTGCTCCATAGCCATCTGGCGCATTTGCATCGCCTTCAGGGGATCGATCTGTGGGATTGGGGTGGGGTCTACAGAGAAGAAAACATCGCCATGCTGAAATAATAGGTCGATTATTCTTGAATATGCCGCCATAACTTTGGTACGTGTTAAGCCGACGTACACTTTAGACCGAGATCCAGAGGCTGCATTTAGACGTGCGAGTACTTCAGGCTCATATATCCCCTGATATTGACGCAGGTCTTTAAGCCACTCGTTCTCTGTTTCTTTACGAGCGTCTTTATATTCTTGGAAAGTTCCGGCGAGACGAGTCCCCAGACTCTGCATACTTTGCGCTTGCAGACCATCTGGCTCTTTGTCTAACTCTACTTCCTCGCCTTCATACTCATCTTCATGCATAGATTAATAGCCCGTCACAGGATCTAACGATTTAAAGCGTTTTTGTATAGTCCGGTGCCGAGGTCTCGGCATAGAGGCAAGTCCATGCAGCGCGATAGCATAAGCCATCACCCTGTCATCATAACATCCATTCTGAGAATTGTAACTCCCTTTATCATCAATGATGTACGTTCGCAACTCATTTAATAGTTCAATATCCGCTACACCAGATTCACCCTGTCGCATTAAGGTTGCGAGATTGTCAACGATTAATGGTTTTGTTTTTGACGTGGTTAAGAAGCCTCCGCGTTTTGTCAAGCGATCTCCGTAGGCGCCATCGACAGAACTCTCCACAAATAAATTTGCATATCCTAAATCTTGTATTTTTCGGAGGGTGCCCAGACCATGGTTGTTTCTCTCTACTACTATATATGCGTTGTTAAACCGCTTACCCAACATGGCAACTAGGGCGCCGTAGTCAAAAGGATCTATGTGTCCGTGCCAGCAGCCTACCTGATTACCCATAGAGTCTAGGATCTGGGCGCAGCTGTAGTCGCCGTAGGCGAGACCTTCCGCAACATCCACACCGATGACGTAGCTTTCTTCTCGGAGCGGCGGATACCACTCTTGATAGTTGCCGTGTTCTCGCGGGATCAAGTTGCCATCGATGATGTCACCCTTAAAGTCTGCGGTGTAGCAGTTACTCTCACATTGAGATATCGCCGTCTCTTCTACGAAGCATCGACCGGACGTTAAGAAGGCTTCTAGCGGGGTGCTCGGATATTCCTGACGGAATAGATCTGTTCCTCCCAGCTCGTCTAGCTTGGCGCGTCTAAACGAAAGCTGCTCGTCGTCCAATCCATATTTCTGGGCGAGATCATATTCTTCGGGGGTGGCGACGAAGTAAGGCGATACCTTTTTTCTATACTCGGGCATCCAGTACCACGGGATAAAGCAGGTTACCCACTCTGACTCGCCGCGAAGCGACTTCATTACCTGATCATAGAACCAGCCACCGGCACCATTAGCCGTGCTCTCTAATATCACTTCAGTGTTCTTGCCGCCGACGGTCTGTAGTAGACCTGCGACTATGTCTGATCCTTGTGGGTAGAAGGCAACCTCTGATCCGTGGACGAATCGGTTTGTTTGTCCTCGTCCAGTCTGGGTAGAGCGTGCGGTTCCCACTCGGTACCGCGAATTGATTTCGTCAAATACCAGAGTTGACGCCGACTGAGAAGCGAGCGGCGGCTTAAATGCCGGATGCGGGACATTTTCATAGAAATGGCGGACCATATTAAAAATAGCGTTAGTAGATTCTGCAAGGTGCGACAGCACAAACGCGTTAGCGTTTCGATTTTGCGTGACTTTCCAGAAGTTTCTGCCCTGTGTGTACGTAGATATTCCGGTTTGGCGGGCTTTCAGGACCAATGCGCGGATGTTTCCTTGATCTTTTAACTGCTGTTCTAACACTTTATGCACGTATAATTGGGCAGAATTCAACACAAAACTGCGGGTATCCCCCTCTTTTGTGACAATTTTCAGCATGTTCTTTGCGTACAAAGGGAAGTTGCCCTTCAATTTGCGGGCTATCTCTTCAATTTCCATTGCTATTCACCACTGCGCGGCACCACCAGACAAAGTCATGGTCGTCTAAAGCGCCTCTCATTAGATTTACGCGGGCACAAACCAATCTTACATTGCCCCCAATGTAGCCTTTCGTGACATCAATCCGGTCAGGACTGACAGAAAGGTCTGACTGATCCAAGGTTATGTGCATAGGTAGCTGCGAAATAGCGCAAATACCTCTCTGCTGCTCGTATAACGCCACCAAATACTCGAGTGATATGGGAGTACCCTCGTATTTCTTTTGCTTGTGACGCTGCTTAAGACCCGTTAAACGATATTGCAAAAATCCCTCTAGACTTGAGTTGCTTCTTTTTTTATTGCTAAGCGACTTACAGGCTTTACACTGATGCCGCCCGTTAGCTTGAAACTCGTCTAGACTTTTGACAACGCCGCAAGTGGTGCATTCTTTACGATTAAGCGCCACGATATGTCCCTCGTTAGCTCCTCAAATCTCGCTACGGCTTTACGGCTGTTACTGACAGCGACTCGGTCTCCCATTAACCCAGTGCCCAGCCCTATGCATCCCTGTACATCTTTAGGGAAGTTTGCTGCGTGAATCAGAATGTAGGTTCGATCCTCTACATCTTGGATGTGATAGGTCTCGCCAAATCGCGGGGATGTCCGCCAAGCAACGTCATAGTTGCCTTCAGGGATACACGACACGTTGGCAGCATTGTCCAGCCATGGTCGCTCTATCGTATAAAACCGCTCACCGTAGAACTCTATGACACCTAGTGTGCCGTCAGGGTGATAAGCGAATCGTTTTAGTTCGATATCAATCATTGGTAGCCGGACCTCTCTTTCTAGCCCGAACATCGTTTCGTTCTTTTCGGCTGGGCTTAGTATTTCCAAAGATTCGATCATAGCCGTCGCTAAACTTTTTAGTATCTTCAGGACGACGGTTGTCGCCCTTGCTATATAGTGTTTCACGAGAGTTTTTCATTTCCTGTGCCTTGCTGTCTTCTTAGCTATCTTCTTGGGTTGGGCGCTGTGCTGCTTACCCGCTTTGGTATCGGCGCGTTTTTTCTTGCTAGTCGCCGCGTATTCCTTCTTACTCAAAGCGTCGCGAGCAGACTTAGGCAAATATCTTTCGCCGGTCGCCTTCTTGCCCTGAGTAGAGTTCTTGCCGCTCTTAGTGCCCCACTTCTCGCCGGTCCACTTCTTGAGGCTCTTCTGCGATTTTTTTAGCGCCATCAGTCTCTATAGCCTCCGCCCGCTGCTTTGTATTCCTTGGCTAGCATCTGCGCTTTACGCGCACTCCACTGCCCCGCTGAACCACCTTTGCTGCCAGCCTTAATCTTGTTAAACAGTCGCTTACGCATCGCTGGCTTCGTGTAGTTACCGGCGCTGTTAACGGTCGATTTTTTATTGGGCGCAGCTTT